CGATATTTAGGTATATATGGAGATGCATCTTTTTATCAACCTGAATTATCTATCACAGAAAAAAACACAGCAAAAGATTTTAAAGGTAAAAAACAACTTAGCGAATGGTGGAAAACAATACCTAATCAAAAAAGACGTAATGTACGTCAATCTTTTAAAGATTATGAAAATTTTGTTGGAACAAAACCTGCTATTAGAAGAAAACTTTATGAATCATTAAGAACAGACAAAAAATTTTATAATGAATTTAAAAAACAAGCTGCGAAAACATCTATAACAGAAATAGCAGATGGAGGTTCTAGAACCTCTTTTAATAAAATTAAAAATGAATTTGATGATATTGTTTTTAAAAAACAAAAACAAGGAGGAGTTCCTACTAAACAAGTTACAGATGACGGCAACAAAATATTAAAAGAACTTAAAAAAAATACAAAAGATAGTTTAGCAAAAATTATTAACAAAACAAAAATACCTATCGAAAGAGTTAATTCTGCTTTAGGAGCTTTATATAGAAACAATAAAGATAATGATGGAAAATTTAGGTTTGGTAAAATTTCTTCTAAAATTCAAGAAAAATTAAATTCTTTAAGTAATATATCTGTTTCTAACATTAAATCAGAGTTAGTAAAAAAAGGACAAGCTACTAAAGAAGAGGTTCAACAGCTTATAGGAAGACCCTCAGCTGTGTTATCTAAAATACTACCTAAAGGCTCTGTGTTTGAACATACTCTTCCAAAGAACGTAACAGATAAACTTTTAGAAAATAATCTTATTGATAAAAAAACTTATGATACTTTATATAAAACAGGAAGTAGAACTTCTCCTTTTTTAAATGATTTTAAAGCTAAATTTGATATTCAACAAGGTAGGTTATTAGATAAATATTTACAAGATAAAGATTATAAATCTTACAAAAAAGAAATAAATAAAATTACAAAAACAATATCTGATAAAACAGGAGGATATAAAATTGGTTATGTTGATTTTAAAGATGGAAAGATGAATATTGTAGCTAATGCAAAACCACTTGGAGAGAGTCTTAAAAAGTTTGGCCCAGAAACTACTCAAAAATATTTAGCTTTAGACAATATTAAATATACAAATAATTTATTACAAAATTATAACAATAATCCTAACGATGAAGCTTTTTCAAGTATGTTTAATAAAAGAACTAATATAACTCCAGGAGAAAAAATTAGTAAAGAAATTGTAGAAGATTATAAATTTTTAGAGAAATCATACAACTCTGCTAAACCTTTTCTTAAATCTACAGCTAAAATTATAAATTTTGCAAAAAATAATTTAAACAACCCAGTTACCAAAGCTCTTTTTGCTAATCCCTATGGAAGAGCTGCAGGAATTGCAACAACTGCTTTAGTTGTGCCTTCAGCTTTATTAGCTGATGAATCTAGGGATGACGAGGTTTTACCTTTTATAAATAAAAATGAAGAGTTAGAAACACAAGATGAAACACAAGATGAAACAAGTTTAGCAGGAGACATTGGCGCTGGAGCTGGCCTTACAACAGGTGCAGCGATTGGTTCTAAAGCAACACAAGCAGATCCACTTAAAGGTTTAAGACGTTTTGGAAAAAAAGGCGCAGTAAATCTTTTAAAACTTTTAGGAACACCAGCAGGAATAGCAGCTTACGAAGCTGGATTAATTCCAGGACTTGATGGAGGAGTTTCAGATAGATTAAAAGAGGGCGATTCTGCAGAAGATGTATTTTTAAGAAGTCCAATAACATACGCAGGTTTACCTCTTGCAACTTTAGGACAAGAATTTTTAAAAACAAAACCTGCTCTTCAAAGAATTATGAGCTTAGGTTTGTCACCTAAAATAGTTAGAGCAGGTACACCTGTTGGTTTAGGTTTAATGGGTTTAACATCTTTATATGATTCTGCTAAAACTTTTCAAGAAGAGTTTGATGCTTTATCACCAGAACAACAAAAAAAATATTTAGAAGAACAAGAAGAATTTGGAGAAGATGTACAAGGAGCAGCCGAAGGTGGAAGAATAGGTTATTCTAGTGGATCGGATGGAACAGATTTAGCTATTAAAGAATCATTAGAAGCTTTTAAAAGATATTTAGAAGCTGGTGGCAAACTTGGATACAAAGATTTTATTGCTTTAGGCAATGAAGGTGTAAGTAAATTTTTTAACGCTGGAGGCAGAGTTGGTTTTGCTGATGGACCAAATGATCCTAGCAAAAGAAAATTTATAAAGCTTATGGGTATATTATCTTTATTACCATACGGTATTGGTAAGATGATTAAACCAGCAGCTAAAGTTGCAGAGACAGCAGCACCTGTAGTAGCAGAAGGAGTTAAACTTGGTTTTGATAAATTTATGCTGTTGGTAGATAAAATTAAAAAGCTTGGCAAACAAACAGATAACGTAACTCAAACAGAAAGAGAAGTAGGTTATGTCTATAAAGGTAAAGACGGCAATGAGTATGAGCTAGTGGAAGATTTAACAACAGGTGATGTAAGAGTTACAAAAGACAAACCTGGATTTATAAGCACTGCTGATGATACCATTGAAACCATTGAAGATAGGTCTACGTTTGTGCTTAGAAGAAACCAAGCAGATGAAACTACAAAAGGTAGAAAACCACCAGACGAATATGATGAAATGAAAGAAGTACCTGGCCCAGACGGCACATTCGATGATGTCGATGAAATAAGCGATCTTTCAGTTAAAGAGGTTTTAGATGAAATTAACTAAAACCATACCCCCTAAAAAAGGCCCTGAGTCTCAGGGGTTGCTTATTGATTATAATACTGTTAAACCTGTGAAACTGGAGAAAATAAATGGCAGACATAGACAAGTCTCTACCGAACGTAGAGCAAGAGTTAAAAGTTCCATCACCTGAAGAAATTGAAGTTGCTGAACAAGAAAAGCAACAAGAAGTTAACGAACAAGGTGATCCTGTAGAAGTTACAGAAAATGAAGATGGCTCTGTAGATATTAATTACGATCCTGCAATAGCATCTGTCGAAGGCGGAGAAAATCATTACGACAACTTAGCTGAACATTTACCTGATGATGTATTAGGTAGACTTGGTTCAACACTTTATCAAAATTATCAAGACTATAAAAATTCTAGAAAAGATTGGGAAAGATCTTACAGAGAAGGTTTAGATTTATTAGGATTTAAATATGATAACAGAACAGAACCTTTTCAAGGTGCAAGTGGTGCAACTCATCCTGTTCTTGCGGAAGCTGTAACACAGTTTCAATCTTTAGCTTATAAAGAATTATTACCAGCTGATGGTCCTGTTAGGACACAAATTTTAGGACTAGCAACTCCAGACAAAGAACAACAATCACAAAGAGTAAAAGATTTTATGAACTACCAACTTATGGATAAGATGAAAGAATATGAACCAGAATTTGATTCAATGTTATTTCACTTACCATTAGCAGGATCAACTTTTAAAAAAGTTTATTATGATGAAGTTGAGCAACGAGCGGTATCAAAATTCGTTCCTGCAGATGATTTGATTGTTCCGTATACAGCTACCTCATTAGACGATGCGGAATCAATCATTCACAGAATAAGAATTTCTGATAATGATTTAAGAAAACAACAAGTTGCTGGTTTTTATAGAGACATAGATTTAAAACCTGGTCCATTAAATGAAAGTGAAATTGAAAGAAAAGAACGTGAACTTCAAGGAGAAACAAAAGGAAGAGAAGAAGACATATTTAATATTTTAGAATGTCACACTAATTTAGACTTAGAAGGATTTGAAGACATTGATGAAAATGAAGAACAAACAGGAATTAAACTTCCTTACATTATAACAATCGAAGAAAATTCAAGAGAAATTTTATCAATAAGAAGAAACTATGAAGCAGGTGATTTTAAGAAAAACAAAATTCAATATTTTGTTCATTTTAAATTTTTACCAGGTTTAGGTTTTTATGGTTTTGGTTTAATACACATGATTGGTGGTTTATCAAGAACTGCTACATCTGCTTTACGACAACTATTGGATGCAGGAACATTATCAAATTTACCTGCAGGATTTAAACAAAGAGGAATTAGAATTAGAGATGATGCACAATCTATTCAACCTGGTGAATTTAGAGATGTAGATGCACCGGGAGGAAATATTAGAGATTCGTTTATGATGCTTCCTTTTAAAGAACCATCACAAACTTTGTTACAGCTTATGGGCGTCGTAGTATCTGCAGGTCAAAGATTCGCTTCAATAGCAGACTTGCAAGTAGGTGAGGGTAATCAACAAGCGGCAGTGGGTACGACAGTTGCGCTTCTTGAAAGAGGTAGCAGAACAATGTCTGCAATACATAAAAGAATTTATGCAGCCCTTAAAAATGAATTCAAATTATTGGCAAGAGTATTTAAATTATACTTGCCTCCAGAATATCCATACGATGTCGTTGGTGGTCAGCGTTTTATTAAACAGCAAGACTTCGATGACAGAGTTGATATCTTGCCAGTAGCAGATCCAAACATTTTCTCTCAAACGCAGCGTATTTCCCTCGCTCAAACGGAACTGCAACTGGCAACGTCCAATCCACAAATACATAATTTGTATCAAGCTTATAGACATATGTATGAAGCATTGGGTGTAAAAGATATTGATCAGGTTTTAAAAAGACCAGCACCGAACACACCAAAGGACCCAGCGCTAGAACACATTGATGCTCTCGCTGGGAAGCCGTTCCAAGCATTTCCTGGACAAGATCACAGAGCACACATTAGAGCTCATTTAAGTTTTATGGCTACTAATATGGCAAGAAATGCTCCAGTAATTATGGCTTCATTAGAAAAAAATATATTTGAACACATTTCTATTATGGCACAAGAACAGGTTGAGGTTGAATTTACTAATGAGTTACAACAATTAGCTGCTATTCAAAAAAATCCTCAAACAGCTCAGAATCCACAAATACAAATGCAAGCAAAAATGATGGGTGAAAAGATTGAAGCAAGAAAAGCTCAACTTGTTGCTGAAATGATGGAAGAATTTATGACTGAAGAGAAGAGAATTACTTCTCAATTTGATAATGATCCAGTTGCTAAACTAAGAGCAAGAGAATTAGACCTTCGAGCACAAGAAAATGCAAGAAAAGAGAAGGAAGGTGAAGACAGAATCAATCTTGATAAGATGAGAGCAATGATGAATCAACAAAATCAAGATGAAAAACTTGATCAAAACGAAGAATTAGCAAAATTAAGAGCTGATACGTCAATTGAAAAGACAATTTTATCAAAAACCCTACCTAATGCTAAAGATATGAGCTCAGGAGGAGTTATAATTAAGCGAGACGACTAAAATTGTCGACAAAATTTTAAAAAAAGAGTAAAGTAATTAACAAAGGAGCTAAAATGGCAGAAAAAAACAAAAAAGACCTTAACCAAGAAATGTTTACGAACAAAGATGGTTATGTTGAAGGTGGAATTGAAATAGAAACTACAAATCCAGCTGAAACACAAGAACAAGAAGTTCAAGGTCAAGGAAATATTTTAAAAGAGAAAAAAAGAACAGCTAAGTGGTACTAATATGGCTTGGTTTAGTCTAGCAAAAATTGCTTTACAAGCGGGAAGTAAAATTTACTCTAACCGCCAAAAGACAAAGATGGCTATGTCTGATGCACAGCTTATGCACGCAGAAAAAATGGCTCGAGGTGAAGAAGCTTACCAAGGCAAACTTCTAGAAGCACGTCAAAACGACTACAAAGATGAATTTGTTTTGATAATTATTTCGGCGCCCATCATTGTGTTAATGTGGGCAGTGATGAGTGATGATCCGGAAGCAATGGAGAAGGTAAAATTGTTTTTTGAATACTTTCAATCGCTTCCAAGCTGGTTTACGAATTTATGGATCCTTGTCGTAGCTAGTATTTTTGGTATAAAGGGTACACAAATATTTAGAAACGGAGGAAAAAAATAATGGGACGAGCTAACTATCAAAAGAAAACAAAAACAAAATTTAAAAATTTTGAAGGAAATTACAAAGGAAAAACTTTAGGGGGCAAAGCTAAAGAATTTGTTAAAACAGCAGGAAAACAACAAGTTCGCGGTGTTAAAAAAGTAATCCAAAAAATAAGAGGAAAATAATGAGTAATCCAAGATATCAACCAAACAGAAGATCTTTTTTTAGTAAAGGATCACCTAAACCTAAAAAGAAAAAATCATTTCCTGATTTAAACAAAGACGGAAAAATTACTAAAGCCGATATTTTAAAAGGCAGAGGTGTTTTTGCTTCTGGTTC